GGTAAGAAGCAACCGAAGAAGGTTGTTGAGCAGGAGTCCAGCAAGCGGTTGCGTCGTGCGCAGGAAGCCAATGCCAAGGATATTGTTGACCCTCGGGTAAAGAAGATGTCGCCTGCTGAGTATAAGCGTTTTATAAAGCGCGAAAACGAGAAGTGGAAGCGTTTGCGTAGCGTTCCTACTGGTAAGCGTGGTATGACTTCCGAGGAATCTAGCCAGCGTTTGAAGGAACTTGGTGAGCGTTCAATGGGTAGTCGTCGTGAACCGAAGTTGCCGCCAGTTAAGCGTACTACTTGGGTTCGTAACAAGGAAGGCAAGTTAGTTCCCAAGTCCAAACGGAAGTAATTATGGCCGCCCGTTTTAAGAAACCGCGGGACCCGCAGGAAACTGTTGAGCGTGGCAGATTTGCTGGTCGAGTATTGGCTGCTAGGCAGCCAGTACAGCGTGAGCAGAAGCCTGTTGATGAGGAATATAAACTGACTATTCAGGATTATATTAAGTATTCTCCGACGATTGCTAAGGAACTTGCTAAAGAATCGCCTCAGATTTTGAACCAAATGGTTAATCCTGTTAACGCATTTATTGGTGCTGATTCTGGTGCTAGATTATCCGAGGCGATTGGGCCAGAAATTAATCGTGCTGCTTCTGGTCAGGGTTTTAAACCTCAACGGATTGGTTCATTGGAAATGAGTCCAAAATTGGCTGCTTTGGCTAGGATGATTCCTGGAGCCACAGATTCTTTAACCCAGTCTAGTTTGGGTACTTATTTTAGTACAGAGGCGGCATCAAAAGCGGTTAAAAATATGATGGGTTTATCTCCAAAGGGTATTACAAAGGGTGATTTGGTTTGGTTGGGGCTTATGTATGGGCAGCCCGTTAAAAGCACTAAGAAACTGTTTAAAGCCGCTTCTAAGTTGATTCCGTAGGGAACATTGGGGCTATTATGATGAAGGGTTCTATTCCAGCGCACGCTTTATATGGTCGTCCCGTGGACGGCTACCGCCTGTCGGCGGTGGCCGATGCCCGTATTGCTGCTCCATCTGGACCGTTTATTGGTCGCGGAGACAAGTGCGAAGGAAACGATGACACCTGTGGGGCAAACAAGGTGAAAAACCAGCGGTATTGTGCTGGTCATTTGAAGCAGGTTAGGGCTTTGGCTGTTTTGGCTGATAAGATTGAGGGCGGCGAGTAATGGCTTATAACCAGATGACGGCTACCGCTTTGCGTCAGACCGTTCGAGATATCACGGATTTGGATGCTGAGGATTTGCCCGATTCGTTGTTGAATCTGTATTTGCGTGACGGATATTACCGTATTTTGGACCTTGAGAAGCGTTGGCCTTTCTTGGAGAAGACTTTTACTTTTAATACGGTTGCCAACCAGCGTGCGTATTCTATTTCGGCGTTTACCGCCGACCCGATGGCACAGATTGTGTCTATTGTGGACAATACAAATGTTGGTTTGCGTTTGGACATGGTTGGCTACGATATGGCGGAGACAACCTATGTCGGGTCGTATGATACCGCTGGTGACCCGCTGTTTTATGCTGTGTGGCAAGGTCAGATTCATCTGTTTCCGAAGCCGAATAATGTGCGTACTTTGACGGTTCGTGGTTATCGTGAACCGATTGATTGGATTACAACTGAGGGTTATGTGGATGCGTCAGCAAATCTACATTTCCCGTTGGTGTATTATGCGTGCAGTCGTGTCTATCAGCGTCTTGAGGATACTGTTATGGCACAGGAGTATAAGCGTTCATTTGATGAGGGCGTGTCACTGGCTAGAGAGAATATCGTAAAGCCAACAAGTCATGCGCATCTGCGACTTAATGCTGGTCAAACTTCGGGTCGTCCGACTTTTAACGGCTGGTTGCAGATGATGGGTAAGAATCTGGGTCAGTAATGAGCCAGATTGCTATTACCGAAGTTTCAGATTTTACTGGTGGCTTAAACTTTCGTGCCGACCAGTTTCAGTTGGCTGCATTTGAGTCACCTGATATGTTGAATGTTGAGATTGACCCGCGTGGCGGTGTCTTCAGCCGCGGTGGTCAGCATCGTTTGAATACTACTGCTGTGTCTGGTAGTTGGAGTCCAGATAAGTTGTATCCTTTTTATGGGGATACGAATACTGTTATGTTGACGAACGCAAACAAAGTTTGGCGTTCGACTGGTGGAAACTTTACTACGCTTCAGTCCTCTGCTGGCGTAGACATCACCTCTGTCAGCGCACACGGAGCCTGTATGGCGCAATGGGGCAAAACCATGTATATGGTTTGCGGTTCTGCTGGAAACGGTGGATATGCTTGGAAAACCACCGACACCTATGCCACTGCTTTGACGGCTAGCGGCAATAACCCTAATGCTTGGCAGACTACGCCAGACGGTTCACGCAAAATGCCAACTGCCGAACACATTATTGTTCATGCCAACAAGATGTTTATTGGATATGTCACAGAGGCATCCTTTGGTAACGCATCTACAACCTATCCGAATCGTATTCGTTGGTCGCTGGAAAATACTCCAGAAAACTGGGATGAGGATGATTATATTGACATTCAAGGTGGTGGAACTGGTATTACTGGTTTTGCTGTAGTTAACGGTCAGTTGGTTGTGTTCAAGCCCAGTGCAGTGTATTTAGTTTTGGGTTACGATTCGGCAACCTTTCAGGTTGTCGAACTAACAAACCGTATCGGTTGCCTTAGCCATCATGCTATTGCCCAAGCGGAAGATGGTGTCTACTGGTTCAGTCACAACCAAGGATTATTTTATTACAATGGTTCTAGCATTCAGGATATGTTTAGCAATTTGCGTACCGCTATCGATTTAAATTATATTAATCCTGTTGTGCCAGATTCTGTTAGTGTGTCGTGGGTTGGTCGGCGCGTTTGGATTTCAGCCCCATATTCCACAGCAACATCTGTTTCAAGTCCAACAGTTAATTTTGTTCTTGACCCATCAATTCGTGGAGGTGTTTACACCCAGTTTCAAACTGCTGGTGGTGTCGGATTGATTGGCGGATGCGATTGGACTGACAGCACAAACACTGACTACAGATTGATGATTCACCCGATACAGGCATATGTTCTTAAGGTTGATTTGTATTCGGAAGAATCGGATAATATTACTGGCACGGAAACAGCCTTCACCAGTTACTACAAGACGCGTTGGTTTGATGGTGGAACTTATTTGCAAAAAAAGATGTTTCGTCGTCCAGATTTTGTTGTGAAGGAATCAAGTTTGCCACAGAATATTACTGTCAAGGTTTACCACGATTATTCAGAAGGCACTGGCAACGAGCGAAAGATTTTCACCATTACACAAACACCCCCTGCTACTGGTTTGTTGTGGGGTTCAGGTTTGTGGGGTGGAAACTGGTCGGTTGGTGCTATTAGTTCAACTGTTCAGAAGGGTCGCAATCTTGGGTTGGCACGCAGTGTACAACTTGAGTTTATCGGTCCAGCCAGTCAAAAATGGGGTGTCAATAGTATCGGTTATAAATATCAATCACGAAGGGTTAAGGGATAATGGCTACGCTTAATGTTCCCAATACATTTGTCAACGGCACACCTGCCGTTGCTACTGAAGTAAACGCAAACTTTAATGCTGTCAAAGTGTTCGTTGAGGCTATTGCAGCAGGAACAAACATCGATGACGGTGCTATCACCTATAGTAAGTTGGCGGCTGGTGTCGCTTCACTTCTTGCTAGCGGTGATTCGGACCAGATTGTTTTGGGTGGACAGGTTTTCGGATAATGGCTTGGCAAACCCCCTTCCTGTCTGTGCTGAGCGGAACCGACAAAGATGCCCTTCAGGCTATCTTTAGTTCGCTCACCAAAGAGTTGGAGCGGTTGAGCCGTGAAATCGAAACCTTGAAGGTTGAGATGAACGATAGAAACGGGAAAAAGTAATGAGTATGACTGACGCATATTACGGTGATTTCGGTTTGAATGAAGCGTCGGCGCGCAAACGCCGACTCTCACAGTCTGTTGCTAACCGTCAAGCAGCGTTTCTTGGTCAGCAGCGGGGACAGCGGTCGCTAAAGGAACTCACTAAGCAACTTACTGAGGGGTTTCGTCCAAAGATGGCGGAGTATGGTTCGCGTGGTTTGGCTGGCCCTAATGTGGCTAGTGGTATTCAGCGTAAGGGTTTAGAGCGTTACGCTGCTGATTTCCAGACTCGTATTGGTGAGCAAACTCAGGCTCTTCAGGATGCGGCTAATCAGGCTGCGTTGGATGAGGCTGCGGCTCAGGCGGACCTTG